GTGGAGATGCAACATCAATAAATGGTCCGTTCGTTGCGGATGGTCTGTGGCATTTCGCTGTTGTAGTAGAAGATACTAATGCTGCCGATGGTGTGAAACGTAAACTTTATTGTGATGGTCGTTTGGTGGGAACTTCACAAAATATTGGTAATCCGCCAATAGCTGGTGGTGCTGCGGGGTTACGAATTGGTATGGAAGGTCCATCTAGTTGGTATTTCTCTGGTCAAATTGATGGCGCATTTGTCTGTGGTTATGCACTCACAGCAGAACAGATCTATGCACTTTACGCCAAAGGTTCACAGGCACTTACGCCTTCGCCAAAGAATGTCGGCGATCATATCGAGGCAATGGATTCCGCAAGTCTTCTAGCAATATTTGACTCTATGGAATCGCAACATCAAATCGATTTGAGTGTGGCGGCATGAGAACGACTGTTACTCAGAGTGCTGGTGGAAAAATTAATAGTAGTGGTGGTATTATATCATCGGGTTCGATTGCTTTCACTGCACAAAGAACAGCTGTAGGAAATTACGTAATAAAGTTTCCTGGACGACGACTGATTTCGCTCAATGCTAATCCCGGAGATGGTGTATCTGTCCTGTGCCAAGTTTTTGATAATGCACCAGATGCAAAAACTGTGCAAGTATTGAATTCGGGGTTTGCAGCAGTAGATGCATCGGTTATATTCAGTGCTGTATTAGCAATCTGAAAGGTTATCAGAATGCGCTTCGAACTTGCTGGAAGTCTAGTTCAGCCAGATCCACTCGTAATAAAGTTCAACGCTAATCAGAATTTCGATACCACTAAATACACCGCTATGGGTTACACCAATTTCGATGTGATTTGCATCGGTGGTGGCGGAGGCATGGGTGGGGGTATCGATACTGGAAACACCGGTACTTTGGTTCGGAGTTATGGCGGAGCTGGTGGTGGCGGAGGACTTCAGCGAGTTCAAGGTCTATTATCAGCTCTACCTGGCTCTTGTCCGGTAGTTGTCGGTGCTGGCGGAGCTCTTGGCACAGAAGATCCGTCGAATGTCGGCTTTACTACAGACGGTGGTGACGGTGAATATTCTTCGTTTAATGGTTCAACCTGCCAGGCCTCTGGTGGTAAAGGCGGCAAGAGGGTTCAATCGAATTCTCTTACTGTTACTACTCAGGCTAATGGCGGCGATGGTGGCGTGGGAGGAAGAACAGCTGCGGGCGGGGGCGCTCTAGGTGGAACTGCAGGTACTCCAAGTGCAACGGGACCGGGTACTCCAGGCACAAATGGTGCTGACGGTACGTGGATCGGAAACATCGGGCAAGGAGGCGGTGGAGGCGCTGGGGGAGTAGGTAAGTATGGTGGCGGAGGAACTACGTGTAATGCAGCTACGTCGGGTGGGAAAGGATCGTACAATCCTGGAGATACATCAGTTTACGGTCCAGGAGATGCCCCAGACCCAGACCCTGCAAGTAGTTCACAAAATACAGTTCCGGGAGGTGCAGGTGGTGGAAAAGCTACCCCGCTGAACGGACTACCATATGTCTATGGATCCTCGTATGGTTCAAGGCATGTAGGCGATCCTGGTACGGTGATCATTCGGCTCACGGCTCAGTAAGATGAGTTTCGGCCCGATCACAATTACTCAAAAAGGATCGTTCGACAATACCGAGCAATATTTGAGTCGTCTCAGTAAGAGCGATTTGTATGCAACGCTCAGCAAATATGGCTCACTGGGCGTAAACGCCTTGTCGAACGCAACTCCGCAAGATACGGGTGAGACGGCCAATTCCTGGTACTACGAGATTCGTCAGCACAAGGGATATTACTCCATTCGTTGGCACAATCATCATGTCAATGAAGGTCGCCCCATAGCTATTCTCATCCAGTATGGGCATGGAACAGGTACTGGCGGGTATGTTCAAGGACGCGATTACATCATGCCCGCTATCAGACCTATATTTGACCAAATAGCAGCTGAGGCATGGAAGGAGGTGACCAAAGTCTAATGGCTAGTGTTGATGATAAAGTCGTATCGATGTCATTCGAGTCGAGTAAGTTCGAATCGGGTGTCAACGCAGCGATTAATGCGCTTAACAAGCTGAAGAGTGCACTATCTTTCCCAAAGGCTGGCTCAGGCCTGGATCAGATCAGTGAATCTGCCAGTAAGGTCGACCTCTCTCCCATCGGTAAGGCTATCGATTGGCTCAAGGGCAAATTCTCCACCTTGCATCTTGTCGCTATCGGGGTTCTTACCAATATTGCCAACAAAGCGGTCAACGCGGGTCTGCAATTTGCCAAATCGCTCACTATTGATCCGATCACGGCTGGGTTTCACAACTATGAGACCCAGATCAACGCGGTTCAGACGATTCTGGCAAACACGGGTCTTACCGGCAAGAAAGGACTCGATCAGGTAAATGCAGCTCTGGCTGAGCTGAATACCTACGCCAACAAGACGGTCTACAACTTCTCCGAGATGGCGAAGAACATCGGTACCTTCACGGCTGCCGGTGTCGACCTCAAGACCTCAACCGCATCGATCAAGGGTATTGCCAACCTGGCTGCGCTATCGGGTTCTACCTCAGAACAAGCTAGTACGGCTATGTACCAGCTTTCACAGGCTATCGCTTCCGGTACCACAAAGCTGCAGGACTGGAACTCGGTAGTCAACGCTGGTATGGGCGGTAAAGTGTTTCAAAACGCCTTGTATCAGACGGGCGTTGCGATGCACACAATCAAGAACGCCAAGGTTGGCGAGACCTTTGATCAATGGACAAAGTCGGGTAACTCGTTTAGAGAGTCACTCAAGAGCGGCTGGCTCACCAGTAAGGTCCTGACAACGACGTTGAAGGGCTTTACCGGCGATATGACCACGGCCCAGCTCAAGGCCGAAGGTTATACCGATGCTCAGATCCAGAATATCCAGAAGATAGCCAAGGCTGGCGTCGCAGCAGCAGTGAACATCAAGACGATGACCCAGTTGACACAAGCCTTGAAAGAGGAAGTGGCAACGGCCTGGGGTGCTATCTTCAAGACCATATTTGGCGACATCAACGGGGCGACGACGCTCTTCACAGCTATTCACAACGTAGCTGAGAACGCCCTGACGAAACCGATTTATCAGTTGAACCAGCTCCTTGAGGGCTGGGCCAAGCTTGGCGGCCGAACCATCCTCATCGATGCATTGAAGCAGGCCTGGAAGGATCTCGGGGCGGTCATGGCTCCGATCAAGGCTGCTTTCCGTGAGATCTTCCCGCCAACTACAGCTGCTCAGTTGGTCAGTATGACCAAGGCATTCGACAACTTCATGAAGTCGTTGATGCCCAGTCATGAAACTGTGGAGAATCTGAAACGCACCTTTGCTGGGCTGTTTGCCGTCATCGACATCGGTAAGCAGATCATTTCAGGTATATTCACCGTCTTCTCAACGCTGTTCAAGACAGTCAGCAAGGGCGGAGGCGGATTCCTCAATCTCACAGGAAATATCGGTGATTTCCTGGTATCCGTCGATCAAGCCTTGAAGAAGGGTAGTGCGCTTCACAATTTCTTCGTTGGACTCGGCAATGTTCTGGCAAAGCCGATTCAGTTCATCGAGAAAATGGCTTCCGCTATCGGAAACCTCTTCAGTGGTATGAGCAAAAATACCGCGGGGGGATTTTCCGGTGCACTCGGCGGTTTAGGCGCGGCATTTGCTCCACTTCAGAAGATTCTCGCTGGTGCCAAACAGGCATGGGACAACTTCTGGGGCGGAGTGGGCAAGGTAGCTCAAGCTCTGATGCCCGGCTTCAAAGCAATCGGGCAAGAGTTCGCCGATCTCGGCACGCATATTTCCGAAGCTTTGCAGAACATCAACTGGCAAGGTCTGCTGGATATTGTCCGAACAGGACTCCTCGGCGGCATGTACTTGATATTCCGCAAGTTCTTCAGCGGTAACTTCAAGGACCTTCTTGGCGGAGGTGTCTTGAAGAGTGTCACTGAGACGTTCGAAGGTCTGACGGGCGTCATGAAGAATATGCAGCAGAGTATCAAAGCAGCTACGTTGCTCGAGATTGCCGCGGCAGTTGCAGCACTCACGGCGTCAATCGTTGCCATGTCGCTCATCCCTCAGGAGCGGCTCAATAAGGCTATTGCTGGTGTTGCCATGGCTATGGGTGAGCTCATCGGTGCTATGGCCATTCTCAACAAGATTGGCACCACCGGATTCGTCAAGATCCCGATGATTGCTGCGGGCATGATCATGTTGGCTACGGCAGTCGATATTCTGGCTATCGCAGTCGCAAAGCTGGGTGGACTAAGCTGGGAACAGTTGGCCAAGGGCCTTGCCGCGGTTGGTGTGCTTCTCGCAGGTATATCCATAGCGGCCGGACCTCTATCCAAGAGTACCGCCGGTCTTATATCCGCAGGTATCGGCATTACTGCTATCGCCGTGGCTCTGAATATCCTGGCTCTTGCTGTCAAGCAGTTCGGCGGCATGAGCTGGGAGTCTCTGGGCAAGGGCATGGCAGCGGTTGCTGTGGCTATGGGCGGTATGGGACTTGCTGCAAGAGCATTCCCATCGGGTATGGTCGCTATCGGAGCAGGTCTGATTGCCGTTGCTGTCGGTTTGAACCTTATGGCTCGAGCCGTTGAAGCATTCGGCAAGATGAAGTGGGAACAGATTGCCAAGGGAATGGCTGGAATTGCAGCAGCGCTTGTCATCATTGCTGGCGCTATGCAAGTCATGCCGACGAACATGGTAGTTACTGCCGCCGGATTGATGGTTGTATCGCTTGCTATCTCAAGTCTGAGCAAATCCATCGAAAGTTTGGGCGGACAGTCTGTAGGAGCGCTCGGAAAGGGCATTGTAAGCCTCGCTGTGGCCCTCGGAGTGCTTGCCGTAGGGTTGATGGCTATGCAGGGCAGTATTGGCGGTGCAGCGGCTCTAATCGTTGCAGCTGGAGCCGTCGCCATTCTTGCTCCTGCATTGCAAAAGCTGGGTGGTCAGTCCTGGGGCGACATAATCAAGGGAATGATCGCGCTTGCGGCAGCGTTTGCCATTCTAGGTGCTGCGGGTATCCTACTCGAGCCTGTTGCGCCTGCGTTGTTGGCACTGGGAGCCGCCCTAGTTCTAGTTGGAGGAGGCCTGGCCCTGGCGGGCGCGGGCATAGCTCTGATTGGAGTAGGTCTCAGTGCTATTGCTGTTGCCGGACCTACCGCAGTCGGGATTCTTCTGAAGGCATTCACTGACTTCATGGAACAAATCCCGGTGTATGTGCAGAATGTTGTACAGGCACTGCTGACGGTAGTCACTTCGATTGCCAATGCTGCTCCTCAGTTCGTGACAGCACTCGGGAAGATCCTCGTTTCGCTGGCCAACGCGGTAATTGCTGCGGCACCACAACTTGCCAAGGCGTTTGACGCGCTTATCCAAGCAGCTCTATCGGTGATCGTCAATAACCTGCCGAGTATCGTCAATGCTGGCTGGAAGATGCTATTGGCTATATTGACGGGTATTCGTAACAATATGGGGCAGCTGGTTGCTCAAGTCACCTCCATCATTGTTACCTTCCTTAATTCAATAGCCAGTCATCTTGGTGAGATTGTATCCGCGGGTGCTCAGGTGTTGGCTAAGATGCTTCAGGGTATCGCCAACAATATCGGCAGTGTAATCAATTCCGGCGCAAATATCATCGTACAGCTTGTCAGTGGTATAAGTAACGCCATAGGCAAGGTTATATCTGCCGGAGCCAATGCGATTTCAAGTTTCGTCAATGCTATTGGCAGCGGTGCAAGTAAGGTAATTGGTGCTGGCGTCGATATGATTGTTCATGTCGTAACTGGTATTGCCAATAACTTCGGCAAGATGGTTAGCGCAGGCGTCGATGCTATCGGCAAGTTCATATCTGCAATAGCCAGCGGTTCCAATCAGATGATTCAGAAGGGTGCCGATGCGGTTATCAACTTTGTCAATGGTGTGGCTAACACAATCCGAAGTAGAGAACCGCAACTGATAGCAGCAGGTGCCAATCTGGGCTCAGCAATCTGTGAGGGTATGATCAACGGCATGGGAAGCCTTGCAGGTAAAGTCATATCCAAGGCCGAGAGTATTGTAAGTGGTATTCCTGGTGCAGTCAAGAAGTTGCTGGGTATCGGTTCGCCATCCAAAGTATTTCATGAGATTGGTGTGGATACCATTCAAGGCTTGGTAAATGGTCTTGAAGCGAATGCTGATGAGCCAGTTAAATCCATAGAGAACATCGCTCAGTCTATGGTTGACACGTTGAGCAATGCGACAGATACTCTTGGCGGAATGGCTGAGTTCAATCCGACGATCACGCCTGTAGTGGATCTGACTCAGGTTCAGGAAGGCGCTAATCAGATGAGTGATATGCTGAATGCCTCGGCTACGGTTACTCCAACTGTATCCTATGGCCAGGCATCTGCTATATCCTCCTCGACGCTGAGCGCTGACGGTGGAGCTACTGATACGACTGCTCAAGGCGGTACATCGATCACGTATCAGCAGAACAACTACTCGCCTGAGGCACTATCCGAAATTGAGATCTACAGGCAGACGAAGAACCAGCTGTCACAGTTGAGAAGTGCTCTTGCCACTTAGGGAAAGGAGCTGAATAGCTGTGTTGACGAAAATGCAGGCGTACAGTTCATGGCTATCAGCACCCGAACTCAATCTCGATGATGCTGGTAGAGAAGAAACCGATCTGATCCAGATTCGTGGTATTACGGGTCTGGATCCGGTCAAAGCTACTATCAACACTGCTCCGTTTGGATCTGTCGATGGAGCAGCTTATACGGGTAGTGATGTAGATACTCGAAATATCGTCCTGACCTTGCATCCAAACCCGGATTGGAAGAACTGGACATTCGAGGAGCTTCGCAGGCTTCTCTATTCATATTTCATGCCCAAGCTTTTGACGAGATTGGTGTTTTACAGTGACGATATACCCCCGGT